ACAAAACCAGCCTGGCCGCCGCAAACCGATTCATTGAGGAAAACACTGACCTCACGGAAGGCATGATTGTCGCCATCCGTTCGGCTGCTGCTGCCAAAGACGCCCAGAAAGCGGCGGATGATGCCGCGACCAAGGCCTCAAAGAAGAACGCCAGCGAAGGCGAGTCAGCCGCCAAGCAGCAGCTCAAGTCGTTTGAGTCGACCGAGGAAAGCTACAAACGTCAGATCGAGCTGATCAACACCACCGGCGAAAAGCAGAAGGATGCCACCGAGGTTGCGAAGCTCTCCTTCGAGCTGCAGGAGGGCAAACTCGGCAAGCTGACCGAGGCGCAGAAAAAACGGCTGCTGGGCATGGCCGCCGAGCTCGACGCGCTGAACAAGATCAAAAAAGCCAATGAAGACGACCTGAAGCTGACGGCGTTCAAGGCGGCGCAGGCCACCGGCACCCAGACAACACAGGACGGTTTCGATCAGGAGCTGGCCGGCATCGGCATGGGCGACAAGGCCCGGGACCGGATGCGTGCGGATCTGGCGCTTCGGCAAAAGTACGCGGCTGACTTGGCCAGCTTGAACGAACAACGCAACACCGGACAGATTTCGCCAGAGCTCTATGCCAGCGAGACGAAAGTTCTGCAGGATGAGCTCGGCAAGCGGCTGGCTGCCCACCAGACCTACTTCAGCCAGGTGGATGCCGCCCAGTCCAACTGGTCAAACGGTGCGGCGGATGCACTGCAGGACTACTTTAACCAGGCTGCCGATGTTGCCGGCCAAACCAAGCAACTGTTCACCAGTGCCTTTAGTGGGCTGGAGGATGGCATCGTCGACTTCGTTAAAACGGGGAAGCTGTCCTTCAAGGATATGGCTGACTCGATTATCGAGGACTTGATCCGCATTCAGGTTCGGCAAGCCGCCGCTGGTTTCCTCAGCAGTGCATTCAGCGCATTCACCGGCTGGGGGGCTGGCAGCGGAACCATGACCGGCTTCAGCGAAGGCGCGATGGTGGCCAACGCCAAAGGTGGGGTCTACAGCTCTGCCAGCCTGTCATCGTATTCAGGCGGTGTTTACGACACGCCGCAGACCTTCGCCTTCGCCAAGGGCGCCGGCATCTTCGCGGAAGCCGGCCCCGAGGCAATCATGCCGCTCACTCGGGCGGCTGATGGCTCGCTCGGCGTTCGGGCCATTGGCGGATCAGGGGCGTCAGCTGCTGAATCCGCTTCAACGGTGTCGGTTGGTGGTATCACGCAGCACATCACCGTCCAGGGCAATGCTGACGAAGCCACGCTCGCCCGTATCCAGGAGGCGGCGCGACGTGGTGCCGAAGGCGGCTACCAGATGATGCTCAAGGACCTCAAACAAAACGGCCCCGCCCGTCAGCTAATCAATCGCCGGTAAACGGCTGTAGGAGTACTTCATGGCTATCGCTTGGCCGGCTGCGTTGTGGCCGTCGCAAATGACCTGGGGCATGGTCTACAACAACCGGGCCTTCACGTCGACGCTGTCCAACGCTCAGCAGATCATGGGCTATCCGGGGGCCTACTGGTTGTGCACGCTCAGCTTTGATGGCCTGTTTGATGAGGACGAGCGCGAAGTAACTGCGCTGCTGGGCCGCCTTCAGGGAATGTTTGGAACGGTGAATATTCCTGCCTTCACGCGCACCAGGTCCGACAACATTGGCGCACCGGTGGTCGTCACAGCAAATGCCCAGGCCACCAACATGATCTTGGGCGGGGTGACGCCGAACCAGAAGGTCTTTTCTTTTGGCGACTACATCTCCATCGCCGGTGAGATGTTTGAGGTGGTGGACGACGCCGCATCGAGCGCTCAGGGACGGGTTCAGGTATTTCTCAACAAACGGATTCGCCGGGCTGTCACGCCCGGGGCTGCCATTGAGTATCGCAACCCCTATTCCGAGATGCGCCGAGTGGATGACACCAATCAGCTGACTGTTCAGCCCGTCGTGGCCAACGGCAGCTTTCAGTTTCGAGAGGCTTTCTGATGCCGTCAGCATTCCCATTCAGCCAGAGCGTGGTGAACATCATCGCCACCGGCAAGTTCATGCCCGTCTATGCCGTTCAGTTGGACTTTGTCGACGGCATGGTCTTCGCGCACACCGGCACCGGCGATCTCGTAATCGGTGGCATTACCTATCTGGGAGTCGGCAATTTCGGCGAGGTGAGTCAGTCCCAGGAAAGCGACAACTCGAGCTCGCCGATGTCGGTTGAGCTGACGTTGAGCGGCCTCGATGCCTACATCCTGTCCGAAACCAATGTGCGTGGTTGTCGCGGACGTCTGGCCAAGGTGATGTTCGTGGTGTTCGACGAGGACGGCACGTATGCCGCGGACATCCTTTTCTCGGGGCGCATGGATGCCGCCAAGTTTTCCTTTGCTGGTAATGGTCAGGAAGGCAACAGCATCGCCGTTCCGGTGATCGACCGTATGGCCGAGTGGAGCCGCACCGGTACCGAGCGCTTCACCGACGAAAACCACCGTGCGCGTCATGACGGCGACCGCTTCTTTTACGCCATCGCCCAGATGTCCGAGTGGCCCATTTACTGGGGCTCGAAGAAGGACGCCCCGACATTCACTTATGGAAGTTAGCCATGCGCTACCGAGACTGGACAACCCGTCTGAATGACGTGATCAAGGCCGCCCAAGAGCGGCCTTTTTCATGGGGTGAATTTGACTGCTGCCTGTTCGCGGCTGACTGCACTTTGGCCATTTGTGGCGTGGACCCGGCCGAAAACTACCGCGGCAAGTACACGACCGAGACCGGTGCCAAGCGGCAACTGAAGAAGCAGCACGGCAGCCTCGAGGCGGCATGGGACGCCTGTTTCGCAAGGGTGCCGCTGACGTTCATCCAGCGCGGCGACGTGGTGCTGTACGACGCACCCGGCGGGCGAAGCATGGCCGTGTTCTGGGCAGGTGATTTCTGGGCAACAACTGACGACGGCGCAGCCCGAGTCGAATGCGAGCCACTGGCCGCGTGGAGGGTTGAATGAGTGGCGGCGTAAAGAAACTTGCTCAAGTTGCGGTCGGCGCTGTCCTTGGTTTTGCCCAGGGCGGCCCGTGGGGTGCGGTCGCTGGTGCGGCGCTAGCCTTCTACGCAGCCGAACAGCAGGAAAAGCTCAACACCAAGTCGCCTCTGCGCGACAACGAGCCTTCTGCACAGACCGTACGGTCGTCCAAGGCGCCGGTGCGGTTCATCCTTGGCCGGGTTTCCACCGGCGGCGTGCTGGTCTGGGCGCAGGAGCAATCAGGTGCGCAGGGTGAGGGCGAATGGCTGCACTTGGTTTATGTGCTGTGCGAAGGCGCAATTGATGCGCTGGAAAACATCTACCTGGGCGAAGAGGAAATCGGTTCGTTTGGACCGCTGGCGAGCTACGAGCTGATCGTCAACCCGACCCAGGTCAACGCCTTCCTGAAGGCCAACTGCCCGGATTGGAAGGACAGTCAGATCGGACGGGGACTTTCCTTTGTTCGCGTGTCGCTGCAGTACAGCGCCGAGAAATTCCCCTCGGGTATTCCGGACACGCGGTTTGTCGTTCGCGGTCGAAATGACATCTACGACCCTCGCACTGGCACCGCCGTTTACAGCGCAAACACCGCGCTGCATCTGCTCTGGTTTCTGCGTGCCCGCTGCGGCGTGCCGGACGATGAGATTGTTTTCGAAACCTTTGCCAGTGCAGCCAACGTCTGCGACGAAGCCCTGACCAATGCCGACGGATCGACCAGTCAGCGCTATCGAACTGCCTGCGTGATCGGTGCCGACGAACAGCGCACAGGTGTGCTGCAAAAGCTTGAGGCGGCGTGCGCAGGCAAGCTGATCCGTGTAGGTGGCCGCTGGATGCTCCAGGCGGGCGCGTATTACGGGCCGTATGATTTCGAGATCACTGAAGACATGGTGGTGGGCACCATCACTGGTAGCACCGAGCCAAGCAACGATTCTGCAATCAACACCGTGCGCGGCACCTTCATTGACCCTTCGCAGTCCTGGACCGAAACCGACTATCCCGAAGTGCAAGTGGATCAGTGGGTTGTAGAAGACGGTGGGGAGGCGGCGGAAACGCTCACCTATTCCTACGTCACGGATCCGTACCAAGCCCAGCGCCTGGCAAATATCGAGCTGCGCCGTCGTCGCGCCGGTGGTGCAATCAGCATCCCAATGAATTTCGCTGGCTACAACTGTCGGCCGGGGCGTGTAGTACGGGTAAACCTGCCGTCACTGAACATCCTCGGGGAATTCATTGTTTCGGACTGGTCGATGGGTGACAGCGAAGGCTGCACCGTTCAGGTGAAGCAATACGAGGCGCCGATATTCGATGATGCCGTAGGTCAGCCGTACAACCCAATCGGCTTTATCAACCTGCCGGCCGGCGGCCTGGGGTCACCGACAAACCTCAAGTGGACGCAGGACGCATCAGCCGAAGTGACCCAGGGCATCCTCTCATGGCTGCCACCGTCAGGCATTGTGAAGGAATACATTGTTATCGTTCGTCAGGGTGCGACCGCGATCCAATCGCACAATGTTCCGGCGACGTCCACCGAGCGGGCTATCAATGGCTTGCCTTCAGGTAGCTACACGATGAGTGTGGCGGCAGTGGGGCCGATGGCTCGGTCGGGCGAAGCGACTATTTCAGTCAGCGTGAATGGTCCGCCCATTCCCGAAGCCTGTGTGGTGCAGTCGTCGATTGATTCGATCACCTTGATTCCCTCCAACACCTTGCGCGGGTTGAATGGCGGGACCTATGAATACTTCTTCAGCACGGTTCCGTCATCTGACCCGGATGATGCAGTTTATCTGGGGCAGGGGCTCACCTTCACGCACACCGGGCTCGGCTTTTTCACCAACTATTATTACTTCGTTCGGTCGTCAAACGCTTATGGAAAAAGCGCATTTCTGTACGTGCCCGCATCAACTTCGAATGACGTAGGTGCGTACCTGGATGCATTGGATGGGCAACTCAATGAGACCCAACTGGGTCAAGGCCTGCTCAGTCGTATCGAGTTGATTGACGGGCCGCCAACCCTGCCGGGCTCGGTGAGCAATCGAGTGAATGAGCTGGGTGAGCAAATCGGCGAAGTCACGGATCACCTGCAGGAGCTGGTGAACGATGGACAAGCCGCGCTGGCCGAAGCTCAGCAGGCGTTCAACGAAGCTCAGCAGGCGTTCAGCGAAGCTCAAGCCGAGCTGCAACAGCAAATTGATCAGGTCAGCACCCTCGCCAAATCGGGCGAATACCAAAAGGACAAAGCCTACGCCGTCGGCGCCTCGACCCGCCTGAATGATCGTCTGTACCAAGCCAAAATCGCGGTGCCGGCGGATGCCAGCGGCGCGAAGTCGCCGCCGAATGCGACCTATTGGGTAGACGTTGGCCAAGTGGTGTCCGATTCGAACGGCTTGGCCGCGCGAGTCAATATCACTGAAACCAAAATCACCAGCATCGAAGGGGTCAATACCAGCCAAGGCACGGCCATCACCGGGCTTAACAACAGCCTGACCACCACCAACACCAACGTGACCGCTGCGCAAAACGCGGCGAACGCGGCGAACAGCTTGGCCGGTGGCAAGGGCAAGGTGCTGGTGCAGGCGGCGGCGCCGGCGGCGGCCGATCAGCTGGTGCAGAACCTTTGGATCGACATCACCGGCGGGGCGAACACGCCGAAGCGCTGGACCGGCTCGGCGTGGGCGGCAGTCACCGACAAGGTGGCCACCGATGCGGCGGCAGCGGCAGCCAACGCCTTGTCGGTAGCCAACACCAAGGCTGATGCCTCGGCCGTCAACAGCCTGACCACTCGCGTGGAAGCGGCCGAAGGCACGATCAGCAGCCAGGGCAGCTCGATCACCGGGCTGACCAACAGCCTGACCACCACCAACACCAACGTGACCGCTGCGCAAAACGCGGCGAACGCGGCGAACACCTTGGCCGGTGGCAAGGGCAAGGTACTGGTGCAGGCGGCGGCGCCGGCGGCAGCCGATCAGCTGGCACAGAACCTGTGGATCGACATCACCGGCGGGACGAACACGCCGAAGCGCTGGACCGGCTCGGCGTGGGCGGCAGTCACCGACAAGGTGGCGACCGATGCGGCGGCAGCGGCAGCCAACGCCTTGTTGGTGGTCAACACCAAGGCCGATGCCTCGGCAGTCAACAGCCTGACCACTCGCGTGACGGCGGCCGAAGGCACGATCAGCAGCCAGGGCAGCTCGATCACCGGGCTGAACAACAGCCTGACCACCACCAACACCAACGTGACCGCTGCGCAAAACGCGGCGAACGCGGCGAACACCTTGGCCGGCGGCAAGGGCAAGGTACTGGTGCAGACGGCGACGCCGGCGACGGCCGATCAACTGGCGCAGAACCTGTGGATCGACATCACCGGCGGGGCGAACACACCGAAGCGCTGGACCGGCTCGGCGTGGGCGGCAGTCACCGACAAGGTGGCGACCGATGCGGCGGCAGCGGCAGCCAACGCCTTGTCGGTGGCCAACACCAAGGCCGATGCCTCGGCGGTCAACAGCCTGACCACTCGCGTGGAAGCGGCGGAAGGCACGATCAGCAGCCAGGGCAGCTCGATCACCGGGCTGAACAATAGCCTGACCACCACCAACACCAACGTGACCGCTGCGCAAAACGCGGCGAACGCGGCGAACACCTTGGCCGGTGGCAAGGGCAAGGTACTGGTGCAGGCGGCGGCGCCGTCGGCGGCCGATCAACTGGCGCAGAACCTGTGGATCGACATCACCGGCGGGGCGAACACACCGAAGCGTTGGAACGGCTCGGCCTGGGCGGCGGTCACCGACAAGGTGGCCACCGATGCGGCGGCAGCGGCAGCCAACGCCTTGTCGGTGGCCAACACCAAGGCCGATGCCTCGGCGGTCAACAGCCTGACCACTCGCGTGACGGCGGCCGAAGGGGTTATCACTTCCCAAGGCAGCTCGATCACGTCGTTGAACAACAGCATCGGCGATATCGGCAGTCAAAACCTGCTGTACAACCCTGCGTTTACCAAGGCGGGCAGTGTTGCCGGCTTGGCCGATGGCTGGGATAAAAACGAGCCGACAACGATAGGCGCTTCCACTGGCGTCTACTCCCTGGTGCCATCGTGGATTAACGCCGGCGAGAACGCGCAACGAATTGACGTGACAGGGATCAATGAATCCAACCTGTACCGCTCGATCTTGCCGTCCACGGCGATGCGGCCCGCCGCACAAGGGGGCACCTCCGTTGCTCTGTCCGTGTACTTCCGAGCTACTGCGGGGTTACAGGTCCGGCTGTACTTGCAGGCGGTTGACGCCGTCGGCGCGGTACTCGCTGGCCCATCCACGGGTTTTTCCGTGGCGACTGGCGGGACACAACGAGCGCCGCTGCTTTTTGCCAATCTGCCTGCAGGCACAGTGAAGGTGCTGCCTTTCCTGCGCGTGTTCGGTAGCAGCGGAGTTACTGCCGGCTTTGTGGAGTTCACCCGTGCTCAAATTGAAATCGGGGCGGTAGTGTCGGGATGGAGGGACAGCGCGCTAACGCTCGCATCCGAACAGGCCGCCACGTCCGCTGCACTCAGCACTTTGACCAGCACCGTGACTCAACAGGGCACCACCCTGACCAGCCAGGGCGCCTCGCTCACTTCGCTGAACAACAGCCTGACCACCACCAACACCAACGTGACCGCCGCGCAAAACGCGGCGAACGCGGCGAATGCCTTGGCCGGTGGCAAGGGTAAGGTATTGGTGCAGGCGGCGGCGCCGGCGGCAGCCGATCAACTGGCGCAAAACCTGTGGATCGACATCACCGGCGGGGCGAACACGCCGAAGCGCTGGACCGGCTCGACCTGGGCAGCGGTGACCGACAAGGTGGCCACGGACGCTGCAGCGGCAGCAGCCAACGCACTGTCGGTGGCCAACACCAAGGCGGACGGTTCGGCAGTCACCAGCTTGGCCAGTCGTGTGACAGCGGCCGAAGGGACGATCAGCAGCCAGGGCAGCTCGATCACCTCGCTGACCAACAACCTCAGCACCACGGGCGGGCAAAACCTGCTGTACAACCCTTCTTTCGAGAGGGTTGGACCAGCGGCCGGGCTAGCGGAAGGTTGGAGGCTTGGTATCGCCTCCGGCGTTACCGCAACCCCGGCGCTTGTTCCTTCGGGAGTCGACCCACAAGGGTTGGCCCAGCGGATCGCTTTGACAGGGCTTAGCAGCAGTGGCACCACGGGCTACTGCGACCTCGGTATTACCGGAAACGTGACTGGTGGGTTCAACGCAAAGATCCTCCCGAGCGTTGCACCTGGGCAGGCGGTGACGATGTCAGCGTGGGTGAAGGCCACCGCAGGCTTGGTCATCGACCTTTACTTCCAGTTCAAGAACGCCGCGCAGGCAACCATACTCACCAACGGACCAACCTCTACCATTGCTACAGGGGCTTGGCAGCGGGTGGTTCGTGTCTGTTCCGCTGCAGCGCCGGCAGATACCGTGGCCACCGATCTGCTGTTTCGCATTAAAGGTGCCTCCGCTGCCTTGGTCAGCGGAGACGTTGAGTGGGATCAGGCACAGCTTGAAGTGGGCAGCGTTGCGACTGGATGGAAAGACAGCGTATTTGTGCTGGCTTCTGACCAGACTGCGACTTCAGATGCACTCAGCACCTTGACCAGTACCGTGACTCAACAGGGCACAACCCTGACCAGTCAGGGCGCCTCGCTGACCTCGCTGAACAACAGCCTGACCACCACCAACACCAACGTGACCGCTGCGCAAAACGCGGCGAACGCGGCGAACACCTTGGCCGGTGGCAAGGGCAAGGTACTGGTGCAGGCGGCGGCGCCGGCGGCAGCCGATCAGCTGGCACAGAACCTGTGGATCGACATCACCGGCGGGACGAACACGCCGAAGCGCTGGACCGGCTCGGCGTGGGCGGCAGTCACCGACAAGGTGGCGACCGATGCGGCGGCAGCGGCAGCCAACGCCTTGTTGGTGGTCAACACCAAGGCCGATGCCTCGGCAGTCAACAGCCTGACCACTCGCGTGACGGCGGCCGAAGGCACGATCAGCAGCCAGGGCAGCTCGATCACCGGGCTGAACAACAGCCTGACCACCACCAACACCAACGTGACCGCTGCGCAAAACGCGGCGAACGCGGCGAACACCTTGGCCGGCGGCAAGGGCAAGGTACTGGTGCAGACGGCGGCGCCGGCAGCAGCCGATCAGCTGGCGCAGAACCTGTGGATCGATATCACCGGCGGTGCCAACACGCCGAAACGCTGGACCGGCTCGGCCTGGGCGGCGGTGACCGACAAGGTGGCCACCGATGCGGCGGCAGCGGCAGCCAATGCCTTGTCAGTGGCCAATACCAAGGCCGACGCCTCGGCTGTAACCGGCCTGACCAGTCGTGTGACGGCGGCGGAAGGGACGATCAGCAGTCAGGGCGACTCGATCACATCGCTGACCAACACGATCAGTCGAGTCGGGCAGAACTCGCCTACTCGGGTTTACCAGAGCCTGTTTTCTGCGTTGGCCTCTGATCAATGGCGCCTGAACTCTGCCAGCTTGGCGACCATGTCGTTCAGCAACGTGGCGGGCAACCTCAGCGGCGCCACCCTGACCTTTGACTGCGGGACGGGCAAACACTGGTGGGGCGCGACCAACAAGCTGATCAGGTTCGACCCCTCCCGCCTGTACAAGGTGAGTGCCCGGGTTCAGCAGGTCTCGACCGTGGCCGGCAACACCCAAACTTACTTGGGCCTGGATGGTTACGCGGAAGACGGGGTCACCCGTATCAGCACCCTCGGCACCAGCGTTACCAGTAACGCCCACTACGTGTTGGCATCCTCCAGAGTCTTGGAGGTGGGAGTGTGGACTGAGTTCTCTACCTATGTGAAGGGATTCACTGTCGGCGCCGAGAATGGTGGGGCCGGTGCGGGGACGCTGGCCGATCCGAGGCGGATGAAAACCGGGATTGCCTGGATTTCTCCAATGGGGATCTTTGGCTACAACAACCTCGGCGGTGTCGCGGCACTGGACTACTTCTGGATCGAGGACGTGACCGAGCAGGTGCAGATCGAGGCGACGTCTTCTGCCCTGTCCAGTCTGACTTCCACCGTGACCCAGCAAGGCACAACCATGACGAGCCAAGGCAGCTCGATCACCTCGCTGAGCAACAGCCTGACCACTACCAACACCAACGTGACCGCTGCGCAAAACGCGGCGAACGCGGCGAACACCTTGGCCGGCGGCAAGGGCAAGGTGCTGGTGCAGACGACGGCGCCGGCGGCGGCCGATCAGCTGGCGCAGAACCTGTGGATCGACATCACCGGCGGGGCGAACACCCCGAAGCGCTGGACCGGCTCAGCCTGGGTAGCGGTGACCGACAAGGTGGCCGCCGATGCCGCCGCCGCAGCAGCCAGCGCTTTGTCGGTGGCCAATACCAAGGCCGACGCCTCGGCGGTCAGTAGCTTGACCACGCGAGTCACCAGCACCGAAGAACAGATCACCGCCCAGGCTAACAAGCTGGATGGAATTTATGTTCAGGTGAACCCCGTACTTGCGGGTGACGCTTCGGGTTACTCCGGGTCGACGGCCAGCTTTGTCGGTGTGTGGTCAGAGCAATCGGCGCGCATTGAGGATGGTATCGCCATCGGCAGAGAGGTCGACACCGTGCAAGCGGCGGTGGATGCCAACAATGCCACCGTTCAGCAAGTCAGCCAGGCGCAAGCCGGGCTGAATGGCAAGGTCTCGGCCATGTGGTCAGTCAAGCTGCAGGTGAATGCGCAGGGGCAGTATGTGGCGGCCGGTGTTGGCCTAGGCATCGAGAACGGGCCAGCTGGCTTGCAGAGCACCTTCCTGGTGAGCGCGGATAGATTCGCGGTGGTCAACGACATCAATGGCACGCTGTCTTCGCCATTTGCTGTGACTGGCGGGCAGGTGTTCATCCGCTCGGCCTTTATCCAAGACTTGTCACTGTCGTTCGGCAAGATCGCCGACAACATCCAGTCGGATAACTACGTGGCGAACAGTACGGGCTGGAAGCTGAGCAAGGCCGGTGGGATGGAGCTGAACTCAACGGTGGCCGGTCAAGGGCGGGTGCAGGTGACTAATCGGGCCGTAAAGGTCTGGGACGCTAACGGCGTGCTGCGAGTGCAGCTTGGGGATCTATCGGCATGAGTTTTGGACTGCGAACGTGGAGTGCCAATGGCACTGCAGAACTTGATACGGATAGTTTTACGTATCAAGTTATTCACAATGGACTTTATCAGTTGGCAGTGAATCAAGTTTTAACAATCCCGATTGATGGATTTAGTCCGTCAACTTGTGCGGCTGCCATTCTTCCAACTCAAGCCGCTTCGGCGGAGAACAGTTTGAACGCAATGCCTTATCAAACTGTCGGCGAGGGGGTTGTAACGATTCGGTCGCGCAACCCTTCTGAACCAAGCGCCTCCCTGGGCTCGGCTATTCAGTTTAGACTGTTGGTGATGAGGTATAAAAATTGACATACGGACTAACCGTAACCAATGGCAGTAACTTCGTCCAAATTGACTCCGAAACCCCTCGGCTGTGCGCCCTTTACAATGGCACCTATCAGGCCACCGGCGACCACTACGCCAGAGTGACGTTCCCGTCACCCATAACGACGAGCGAGCCGCCGTGTATTTTTATCCGAAACGACCCATCCAGACCCGATGACATTTATTGGCAAACCACCATAGAGGGTGGTCCTGGTAATTGGACAGGCTTCAACATACAAGCGGCCAATGTAACTTGGCGGCCTCTGGGTAAGTGGTTTGCTGCGGTGTTCGCATCACTGGCGAAGAGTTCGTACGGCTTGCGGTTGTGGGCAGCCAACGGTTCGATCTGTTACGACTCGGGTGCCGTTCCAATTATTGTAACGAAAGCCAATCACTCTTGGAGTTATCAAGGGAGTGTTCAGTTGACGATTGGCGCTCAGCACTATTACCGAAATGAATTGGTTGCCGCTCTTGCTTCTGATGAATACTTCATGATCAACCCCTTTTCGCGCGGTGTACTTCGACCCCAAAATGCTGGCTGGTTAAACTTAGGTGTCAGGTTTAACTACTCAGAAAACAGGCTGCAGACGTATGTCGTGGCTTTTGGGTCAGGTCCTTGGACGGATAACGGTCAACCGGCTGCCATCTTTGCGCGACTTCCCGGTACGTGAGTATCAATTTAATTAAAGAGAAATAAGCATGGCTAAACAAACTATTAACTTAGGCACATCGCCTACGGGGGCTGGTGGTGATACACCGCGCAGCGCCTTCACGAAAGTGCAGCTGAACTTCGATGAACTTTATTGGATTGATGGCCTTGCTCGCCCCATTGAGAAAGGCGGGACCGGGGCCACCACGGTTGCTGGAGCTGTGGCCAACCTCGGTGTCCTTGCGCTCGGCCAGATTAATAGCGCCTCTGCCGGCACGCACATGGCCAGCGGCGGCATGCCCACGATTGCGGGGACTACGGATGCCACCAATAGGTCAGGGCCGCTCATTATCTCGAACGGCAGCAACAGTTCGGCGTCCGCCTGCATCTCGTTTATTCGAGAGGGCCTCTACGGTCTGCATTTGGGTCTGGACACTGATAACCAACTCGCCTGTGGCGGTTGGTCGATGGGTCAAGTGCGCCGCAGGATTTACCACGAAGGCAATACGTCTAGGGCCGCTGATGGCACATTAAAGGCAATCTGAATATGACTACCCGCGCAGCTATTAACATCCTCGGAACGACCGGCGAGCTGATCGATGTCACCAGCCTCGGCGTCGACACCATCACCGTTCAACACCCAGGGCCAGGCGTTTACTTGATCAATGGAACGCTGGGAATGGTGCCGCCGCCGCTGGGCTGGGGCTACGTCCTGAACTCGATGGATTCAGAAGCGAAGGTGGAAACCAGCTTTGACGGCGACATCCTGACCGCGCGCGTTACGGTTAACGGCGAGCCTACCGACCTTCTGCACAGCATCACGCTGCATGTGGCTGTCGAAGAGGCGCCGCCGATCCCTTTCGATACACCCGGACAGGAGACGCCCGCGCTAACCCTGGAAGAGGTCCAGGCTAAATACCACGCGCTACGCGCTGAGGCTGATTATCAGATCGCACCCCTGCAGGATGCAGTCGATATCGAAGAGGCCACCCCGGCCGAAATCGCTTTGTTGAAGGCCTGGAAGAAATACCGCATCGAGCTGGGCCGGGTCAGCGCACAAGCTGGCTTCCCCGTCTCGATTGATTGGCCCATTTTGCCCGTTTGATTCCGACGACCCCCCAAGCACCCGCCCTTGAGCGGGTTTATTTTTGCCCAAAATCTGAAACCGGAGATTCACCATGTCCTTTATCGTCATCAACACCAGCAACAACTTCGACCCGATCAACCACGAAGTCTTCGCCACGGCCGAAGAGGCGGACGCCCAGGCGCGCGCCATTGTCACCGCACAACCGCAGGCCCTGGTCCGCACGGCGCAGCTGATCAATGCCTACAGCGCCCAGATCATTATCACTGCAGAGCCGGTGCCGGAAGTGGCCACCGAGCATGCCATCTGACAACACGCTTCTTCTTGTGCCCGCCGCTAGCGGGCTTTTTTCGTCTGGAGAAAATCATGAGCTCAACTGAGAAGGATCGCGACGTCCTCGCTCGCACACTCTGGGGTGAAGCCCGCGGCGAAAGTCTTGTTGGCCAGATCGCCGTGGCCTGGACCATTCGCAACCGCGTGAACGATGGCAAGCCAAAGTCCTGGTGGGGGGAGGGCTACGTCGGTGTTTGCCAGAGGCCGTACCAGTTCAGCTGCTGGAACAAGAACGACCCAAACTACCCTTACCTGAGCGGCGCAAAGACCATTCCGTTTCGCGAGTTTGCCCAAGCACTGATCGCTGCTGAGCAGGTGATCGCCGGCAAGGTACCGGATCCCACCGGTGGCGCCACGCACTACTACGCGACCAGCATGAAAGCTGCACCGGCCTGGACTCAAGGAGCGAAGCAGACGCTGAAACTTGGCCAGCACATCTTCTTCAAGGATGTGCCATGAGCCCGGCTTCGCTGAAGTTGGCGGTGGTCGGCGTATTTGCATTGCTGCTGATCACCGTCATCGGCGTGTGGAAGGTACAGGACTGGCGCTACGGCGAGCAGTGGGACGATCAGGTTGAATTGCATCAGGACGACTTGGCCGCCATCGGTAACGCGGCGGCAGCACAGTCGCGCCGATCAGGACAAGCGTCTCGCGCTCGAGCAGCGCCTTTCGGCCAGCGACCAGACCCATCAGGAGGCTTTGACCAATTCACAAAAAGACCAAGCTCGCCTGCGTGATCGCCTTGCCAGTCCTGATCTGCAACTGCCAGTCCTTCTCGACGCCGCAGATTCAGCCAGTGGCTGCTCAGTGTAAGCCGGTACCGGCGCCGGCAGCGAGGTTCATGGAGGAGCGCGCGCCCGACTTTCCCCAGCGTATGCTCAACGAATTGTCGCCATCACCGACGCCGGCGATCAAGGACTGATCGCGTTGGCTGCGTGCCAAGCGTACGTTCGAGAAGTCATGCGATGAATCTCTGAGGCGATACGACCACTGCTGCTCGACCATGGCGCGCAGTCCTTTCTCCTGAATGCATTTGCCCATCACAGCTCTTGCTCAAGCAGACGTACCGTGGCCGCATTGTCGAAGGCCACATACAAACTCTCGATGCTCGCCGGAGTCAGCGCCTTGATCGTCTCCAACCCAACACAAAGCCTTCGGCGCGTTCGCTCGCGTGGAAAAGCTCGTCTGCGGGGCGCGCTGGGTTCGTTGCAGCCGTCAATGATGGGGCCTTTGACGGAGCTGGACTCTGTTAAATATGTACCAGCTTGAAGTTTTTGCTAATGCCAATATCTGTGTCGAAGTCTATAGTTAAAAACCTTGTGCCCGCAGGAGCATCCTGTGGCGAAACGAATTTGTATATTGTGCTCTCACACCATTCTTCTGCAATAAGATCGGTTTCAAATACTCGAAACGCCATAGAGATTTCATTGCCGTCCTGTCGTTTCAAGGGAGCACTCCCCATTACGCCGAGAGATCCAAAGGAATGCTTGACTTCGATAGGGTTATCATTTTCGTCAACGTAAGTTAGGTCGGTGGGATAAGAGTGTGTTTCAGAGGCAATAAGGCACCGGCTTTCAATGTTTTTATCAATCTCATGGAGAGTGTTATGAAGCAACACTAAGGTGCAGAGGGATAATTTGTTCGCATTATCTATGATTGCATTTTCATATTTTTCAAGGCTATTGGCTCCCAGTACATTGATAATGCTTTCAACTACCTCTTTCTGTGTGTATGCGGGCCGCACCACGAGCATAGAGAATAAATCACTAATCAGCTTTTGGCTTGGTGCAGATATTTTTCCTTTTGCCCTAACGGTATCACTGTGCTCGTCTACTATGAAAAGGTTATTCATTCTCGAAGCAAGAGTCTGTTGAGTCTCCCCATATTTCTGCCGCAGCTCATCGGCTGCCGTATTTGTTATTTTGCGAATAAGTAATCGTTTAATAAACTTAGGGAATGGAGCCGAAAGGTCTAAAGCTTTATTGTTTAGCGTGTATTCATATAAAAATCGAGTGTGCAGATAAAAATCTTTGATAGCTTCGTTAGCAGTTCCCTTCTTGCGTGCGTCATTGTGTGCAACAGAGTCAGCAATATCTCGGAATACGATGTGGCCGCCAGAATAAGCCCTAAGCCCCATAAATAAGCTGTCGACCGTTCGCTCATCAAAGTTGCCGTTTGAAATGTCTTGGAGGCTTTTTTCTATTTTGTGGCGTTCATTTCCCTGAATTGGCATGGTATTCCCTATCTAGTATCGGATGACGAATTGGCAGGACTTGTTCCCGCAGAAATTTAAGCGTTATAACGCTCCGAGCATGGGATCTCAATACCCTCCTAGGCGCAGTTTTAGTCAGCCTAACTCGGAGCCCTCCATGTATTGCTTTATAAATGCCAAGCCCGCATCAGTGACCCAATAGGTGAAAGTCAGCGGGAAGCTCTTGAAATAACCATCAGATCCGTGGATGTCGAAAGTCTGTCCCGGAACCTTTTTATCCTCGAAAAAGCCATCTTGAACTGCGTTCGCCACCAGCACATCACCGTCCGGTCCCAGTACAAAAACGCGTTCTCCGCTTTTCGCTAGTAACGCAAACAATCGTCGTTCGCATTCCCCATAACGGTTGTTCATAACGCCTAAGTTTTGCTTGTACTGTCGTACAGAAAGGCGATCGATCTCTTTTTTCTGATCAAATCGGGTATGGCAATTCGGGCAGAGTGCGATCAGATTTTCGAATGAGTTATTCTGCGACTCGGCCCACGGAACGATATGGGCAATTTCTGTTGTGGTTGATCGGCATGTTGGGATCGCGCATCGATGACCCGCCTCTACGAGCACTGCTCTTTGTACTGCTGTTGGAATGTGGTCTCGCGGCACGGCTTGTTCCTATGGTTGATGTGGTCAGTGCTCCGATCCCTTGTTGCTGGGGCTGGGGCTGGGGCTGGGGCCGGGGCATGTATCTTAGGGCAAAATTAGGAAAGATGTGGGGCGGCTCTTAGCCTTTCCAGGCTGCGACATACAGGAAATCACGCATTATCGCTGCCTGCAGCCTAAACGTACGCAGGAGGGCGCCCGAATCCCTAATTATCAACACCCGGCCTAGTGTTATCGGTCATTCAATTAAGTGAAAATCGCCCCGAGCTCTTGGATCTGTTGTGGCGCCACGGCAGTCACCACTCTTCATTGGCTTGTGGCCGGGAAGAAAGATCAGCCCTTCAGCTTCCAGCGCAAAGGACAGGGCTTGCATCGTGACGCGACGCAACGTACGGGTGCCGAGCTCAAATTCTCTAATTGTCTTGGTTGAGACGCCTGACCGGAACGCCAGGGCTTCGACAGTCCATTCGAGCATCTCCCTCGCTTGAACGCAGTGAGCTTCTGTGAAGCCAAGCGGAAGACTCTCGAAGAACAGCCGCATGTCTCTATCGTCCTCAGCTTGTTTGAGGCGCCGAGCTTTGTCCAAATCCAAAAATTTCCCAGTCATCGTTTAATCTCTAATGCAGTATGTATATACAGTTTAGGGGAAATCCTAAACCAAATCTGGGGTGCACCCCAGAGATGGCGGCTGATGGGCGGGAATCGGTAGGGGGAGGTACTGATTAGTACCTTAGGGCATTTTTAGGGCAAAATGCAGGCCGCTGTGAACCTATTTACGCTATCAGCAGCATTGCTGAAATACGTGATAATCGCGGCCTATAGGGGGCTGTATGTCTTGCAGAGGGGGGCAAATCCCTATCTATGCCGTACCTGTTTATAGAGTTGCCACTGAACGCAATCGACCCCTAACAGTGAGCTCCGCCCGATGAAATTTGACCGTTATGTATCGCCCGTTTGGTCTTCGTTCGGAAAAATGAAAGGAGCCGCGGCCACGTCAAATTTATCTATTGTAATAGTGATCTCATCGTCATCGGAATCTATATCACCAGCTACGTCAAGGTTGCTGATCATAAATCCATTTTTGAGATTACTGGCAAAGGGGTTCGCGTGATTCGTAGATTCATCCCATCCGTGTGCTCGAATGAATTCTTCAGTAGATATCTCTCCTGCGAGAAGTCGAAGCAACCCTCTAGATGAGATTGTGATCTTATTGCCTTGCATAGAATGTCTTCCTAATTGATCGTATCCAACACCTGGAGTTTTCAGTAGCGAAGCAGAATGATAGGCGGGGCGTAATGGCTTCGGTACGTTCGGTAACGCGACATGCAACGCTGCGGTCAATGATTCGATTGAGTCATTCGTAGCTCGGTGAGAGCGAGCCCAAAGTGGAGCACAGATTAGCTCATAGCTCATCTGATACTCTGGTCGACTACTAAACGGATGATGTTGCTCATCTACAGTGGCTAACAATACAGCATCAATACTCCTATTCTGACGAAGAAAGTCTTCTGCAACTTCTCGCGCGCTGTAGGTGTAGTGTGATTTTCCTTGATTTCCGTTTCTGATTAAATCGCAACCACCATCACAGGCAATGATAATGCGTAGAGAGTCGTCTGGCGCGCCATTTAACTGCTTAACTTTCCCTTTGAGTGCGCTAAATAAAGGGTTTATACTTTTTGATGTGGCTATGGTGTAACTAGTATGGCTGCCACCACCATTCTCCCAGTTTGGATCATAAATGATTTTAAAGTTGGTGTTGCTTTCGGTGCGATCAAATTTTGATTGTATTGTGGGGGCTTCTCTGATGCTATAAAACCATGGTTCAAGCTCTGTCTTGATGAAGCTACTTATCTCAGATTTCTCAGGAAGCATTAGGCGCATTTTGCTTCTATGGCGAGGCCCTATGGTTTCTCCGCGCACATCGATCCAAAAATTTCCGGGGCGCAATCCAAACTTAGATGCAAGCCGGAAAATTTCCGCCCTGATATATTTTACGGGATTCTGAGCGTCAAGACCATCATCTGATATTGTTGTGATATCGCCGATGATCAATAGTTCGTCGCCGTCTTGCTTATTTATCGTCCAGCGAATATCAGGGCAACGTCCATTTGGCAACGCCTGCTCATGCTTGAGGTGCCCCGCCTGGGAGAGCCCATGTAATATTACTAGCTCCCACATTACATGAAGCCGGGTGGCATCCGTAGCATTGAGTCTGTTGATGATTGCCGTGAGCTGAGTGGGGCTAAGGGTTTTCGCAAGGTCATTGATACGAGCTTGCATTGCTCTACGTGAAAATACGAAATTAGTCAATCATTCCCTCCGCGGGTCGGTCATCGTCCATGGGAGGTATTATGACATTGCACTCGACGAAGGACAGCCTACTGGTCGAAAGCAGGGGATCAGGAGTCCGCTTATGCCTGAGCGCGTCACTCCGGGGTCATCATCACCGCAAGCGTCATCTTGATGAACTCTTCATTCTTGTCGATGGCTTCCAGGGCGCCGCGCACGTTGTCGGCGACGTCGGCAGCGCCTCGCTGCTCGACCCAGTTTGAAAGCTCCAAGATGGCGGCTTCCAAGGCGCGCTGGTTTTCGTTGATCTTATACA